ATACAGGGCTGGAACCTTCGCGGTAAGCGATCGCTTTGTTCTTGATCTCGAGACCGGTTACTTCGCTAAAGCCTATGCTCGAACCACCCCAGTCTACGCGGAAATGAAACTTCGGTAATGGATATGTTGCCATTATTATAATTTTTTAATTGGTTGTGTATGAATTAATTTGAATTGATTTCCCGTTCCGCGAGGAACGAATGAGCATTAGCTCTGGGCCATCATATGGCTGAAGCGCAGTACGATGAATTCAGCAGGACGTACAGCGGCCAGGCCGATCTCTACATACATGCGGCCTTCCAGGATGTCCTGTGCGGTCATTGTTTTACCGAGACCTACAGCTACATAGAATGCCTGCTCCGGTTTAGCACCCTGCAGGGCACCGGCGCGCCACAATGTGAGCAGGTAGTTTTCGATCATGCCCTGTACTTTGGTCCAGGTATTGGCATCATTCGGTTCGAACACGAAAGCAGCAGTGGCTTTCTTCGTGCTTTCTTCTACCATGTTGAAGAAACGGCGAACGGAGATATAGCGCCATTCGTTATCGTTGCCCGCCAGGGTACGTGCACCCCATACCAGCGTGCCTTTACCGGTGAAAGAACGGATAGCGTTAATGGACTTACCGGCATCTGCATGTACGTTCAGGCTTTCCTGCAGTGAATCAGAGATCGGCTTAGCAGGTCCTGTAACATAGTTCAGGCTTATGTTTGCGGGAGCTTTCCACACACCGCGTGTGCTGTCCACAGCGGCATATACGCCGGCGATGGTTGCGGAAGGATTCAGTGTAAGCGTGATACTTTCTACAGCTTGTTTTACCGCATTATAGATAGTATCCCTACCTGGTACAGCTGACGGCCTCACCTGGGAAAGAAAATTACCCGCACCATAAGTAACTGCAACAGGCGCTGCTGCAGTGCCGTTAGTAACGATTACCCGCTGGTGACTAATCGTTACCTGAGTTTCCGAATAGACATAACCAAGTGTGGTTTTCAGGGATGGATAGTAAGCTGCGCCATATTTGAGGTCTGATGTGCCCACTTCAGTGTTCCTGAATGTGTCTGCATCACTGAGTACACTACCACTAGGGGTATAATGGCTGTCCATTATAACAAAACGGTCTTTCAACAGGCCTGCCTGTGCCAGCGCTTTATTATACAAATTAGCAATATCGGCTGAAGGCAGTTTCACAGCTTCAGGTATCACCAGCAATGTAGGCTCATCGTACTTTTGAACAAACCCAAGCCCTGCATTCAGTGAAGCGTAATCCACGCTGCCAACAGTGCCCACAGAAAAGATATAGCAGGGGCCACCACCATTGGCAAAATACAGCTGCAGGTGATAGTACAATGTGTTTTTTTCAAGTGCTGTACTATTTGTAGCAGCGGACGCGGAGATTGCAGTTATAACACCATCTGTAACTGTATCCTGAACGGTAACAGTAAAGGGCATAGGCGTTTTTCCGAAGATCGTTTCATACTCCAGCAGGGAACTGATTCGTGCTACGCTTATATCGTGGCTTGCGCCCAGATCATCAACGTAAGTTCTAACAAGGCTCTGATCCTGGCCATGATTTTGAGTATAGCCTATAAACGCGGGTATTGCGGTTTCCACTTCGGCTATGGAAGGTGGGAGCTTTGCTATTTCTTCAACGAAAACTCCCGGAGCTTTGTATGCCATAATGACAAATTTGGTTTTACAAGTAAATAATTCTTTGACCTGCCGAACAGTTGTTCAACGGGCATCTGGTATTCAAAAATTTTCAGGGAACAGCGTCTGCTTAGCTTTGGGCCATCATATGGCTGAAGCGCAGTACGATGAACTCTGCAGGACGTACGGCTGCCATACCGATCTCTACATACATGCGGCCTTCCAGGATATCCTGCGGGGTCATGGTTTTACCCAGACCTACGGATACATAATACGCATGTTCGGGTTTTTCGCCCTGCAATGCACCGGCGCGCCACAACGTGAACAGGTAGTTCTCGATCATACCCTGTACTTTGGTCCAGGTATTGGCATCGTTCGGTTCGAATACAAAAGCAGCAGTTGCTTTAGCCACACTTTCTTCTACCATATTGAAGAAGCGTCGAACGGAGATATAACGCCATTCATTGTCGTTGCCGGCAAGGGTGCGTGCGCCCCATACTATTGTGCCTTTACCGGCGAAAGTGCGGATAACATTAATGGATTTACCGGACGTGGGATCTACATTCAACCCGTCCTGGTCTGTACCTGAAATCAACTCGTCAGTCCCGGTTACATAGTTCAGGCTTACGTTAGCCGGTGCTTTCCATACACCGCGTGCGCTGTCTACAGCGGCATATACGCCGGCGATAGCAGAAGAGGGGTTCAATGTTACACGCTTAGCACTGACAGCAGCTTTCACAGCCTGATAAGCGGCACTGTTTACAGTAACTAAAGTATCCAGGCCAACTGCGGGATCACCATCGATCGCAACATCGATTGCAGCCTCATCCCCGAACTCATAGTTGAGTGAGGTCTGGATAAAAGGATAATAAGCAGCACCATATTTCAGGTTGGCAGACGTGATCCCTCCCCTAAAGGTAGTTGTAACATCCTGCAAGGTCACATCATCTGTTGCGCCGATGCAGTCCATGATAACGAAACGGTCTTTCAGTTTTCCGCACTGGTCAAGTGCATCATTGTACAGGCCATATGCTTCTGTATTTTCAAGAGACACTGCCTCGGGAAATACGATCAGCGTTGGCTCATCATATTTGCCAATTGCAGTAAGACCTGCACCGAGACGGCTTGCATCAACGCTACCTGATGCTACACCAACAGATGCGATGTAACATGGGCCGCCACCATTAGCAAAATACAACTGCAGGTGGTAATGCATCGTGTTGACCAGCTCATCTATTGTAACATCTACTGTAACGTTGCCATCGGTTGCTGTAGTAACATCTGTAGATATTGTTACAGGTGAAAGCCCGAACAATGTCACATACTCCACCAGTGAGGAGATTCGTGCTACTTCCACACCATTGTCCAAAGCATGGCCGGACCTGCCCTGAAATTGTGTGTAGCCTATAAATGCGGGGATCGCGGTTTCTACCTCGGCTACGGAAGGCGGAAGCTTTGCAATTTCTTCGATTGACACGCCAGGTGTCTTGTACGTTGCCATAATGACAATTTGGTTTAACAGTTAAATAATGATGATTTATGTGGACGTTACAGTCTTGCGCATGACTGCCCATCTGCCCGTCAACGATGCAGCAGCAGGCAAGCCTGTAACAGTTAAATATTTAACGACCGCGAAGAACGCTTATCCCCTTTCGGATCAGCTCCGGGCCATCATATGGCTAAAGCGCAGCACAATGAACTCTGCCGGGCGAACAGCAGCCATACCGATCTCTACGTGCATGCGGCCTTCGAGCACATCCTGTGGCGTCATCGTTTTACCGAGGCCCGTGGATACATAGAATGCCTGCGCGCCATAGTGTAAGCAGGTAGTTTTCGATCATGCCCTGTACCTTCGTCCAGGTGTTGGCATCGTTTGGTTCAAAGATGAAAGCCTCAGTTGCTTTTTTCACGCTTTCCTCTACCATGCAGAACAAGCGGCGAACAGGGATATAACGCCATTCGTTATCATTGCCTGCCAACGTACGGGCTCCCCATACAACAGCACCTTTACCGGTAAAATTGCGGATAACGTTTACAGACTTGCCGGACTTTGTATCTATATTGAACAATTCCTGCTCTGTGTCCGAAATATCCAGTACAGCACGTCTTACCATTTTCAGCCCCACGCCTGCAGGGGCTTTCCAAATGCCGCGTGTACGATCTGTAGATGCATATACTCCTGCGATAGCTGATACGGGTGATAAGATTATATACTTATCTGCAATAGCGGCTTTTATTTCATTGTATATCTGGTCTCCGGCGTCCGGATGACTGGATGCCAGGTTCGCCAGTGAACTAGTCCATATATGAACGGTATTGTTCCTATCTTTATAAAACCGGTAATGATACGTATCTATCGATGCGTCATTATAGGAATGGTTGAACGCGGTTTCCACAAAAGGAAAATAAGCAGCACCATATTGCAGGTGATCGTTTCCAATGCTATCTCTGAAAATGGCCGCATGATCCGCTGTCTGATCCCAGTCCAAATAAGATTCCATGATCACGAACCGGTCTTTCAGTTCTGCGCATTGTTTCAGTGCCGCGTCGTATACATCAAAAGTGTCGCCCATGTATGCACTGAAATAGAGATGGTTCAGCATTCTTGATGCAGCCATTACAGCAGCATACGCTTCGTCCCTTGGCAATTTCAGTATTGCCTTTTCTTCGTCAGTCGTGGCATTTATAAAAGCATTCTCGGCGGCATTGTATACCTGCCATCTACTGTTGCTTTCCTGCAATAGTTGCAAATACTCCGGACTAGAGAATACCCAATTAACATCTGACCATTGTACATAATTCCGCAACAT